GTGGATAGCGCACGCGCCCTTATTGCCCGGGGATGGGGAGTAAGCTTAGTCAGCCGTTGTCTCCGGGTGTCGCGTGCGCAGTTGCACGTCATTCTCAGACGAACCGATGACTGGATGGATGGCCGCCGCAGTCGTCACACTGATGATACGGATGTGCTTCTCCGTATACACCATGTTATCGGAGAGCTGCCCACGTATGGTTATCGTCGGGTATGGGCGCTGCTTCGCAGACAGGCAGAACTTGATGGTATGCCTGCGATCAATGCCAAACGTGTTTACCGGATCATGCGCCAGAATGCGCTGTTGCTTGAGCGAAAACCTGCTGTACCGCCATCGAAACGGGCACATACAGGCAGAGTGGCCGTGAAAGAAAGCAATCAGCGATGGTGCTCTGACGGGTTCGAGTTCTGCTGTGATAACGGAGAGAGACTGCGTGTCACGTTCGCGCTGGACTGCTGTGATCGTGAGGCACTGCACTGGGCGGTGACTACCGGCGGCTTCAACAGTGAAACAGTACAGGACGTCATGCTGGGAGCGGTGGAACGCCGCTTCGGCAACGATCTTCCGTCGTCTCCAGTGGAGTGGCTGACGGATAATGGTTCATGCTACCGGGCTAATGAAACACGCCAGTTCGCCCGGATGTTGGGACTTGAACCGAAGAACACGGCGGTGCGGAGTCCGGAGAGTAACGGAATAGCAGAGAGCTTCGTGAAAACGATAAAGCGTGACTACATCAGTATCATGCCCAAACCAGACGGGTTAACGGCAGCAAAGAACCTTGCAGAGGCGTTCGAGCATTATAACGAATGGCATCCGCATAGTGCGCTGGGTTATCGCTCGCCACGGGAATATCTGCGGCAGCGGGCTTGTAATGGGTTAAGTGATAACAGATGTCTGGAAATATAGGGGCAAATCCACAACGCATAGCCATCACCGTTTTGTTTAGTAACGCCACGATTGCTGTTCTTACCTTGATATTGCACAGCAAAATTCAGACCATCAACCAGACCAAAGAAATCAGAGTTACGGTAGGTTGCAACACCGTTGGTACGACCGTTCATGAAGTTGTCAGCGGAAGCCCAGGAATCACCACCCCATTCAACTAACATATCGGTATAAGCTGCGGCATCATAAGCAACACCGTAGTTACGACCATAGTCGAAAGATCCTAACTCGTTATATTTCAAACCTGCGAAGGTTAAACGGGTTTTTTCCTGATTAGAGCCTTCGGGCTTGCTGGCGTCGAGGTTGTATTCAAACTGACCAAAACCAGTCAGTTCGCTGGTGATTTGGGTTTCACCTTTAACACCGAAACGAGCATAGGAGGTATCTTCGTTTTCGCTGTTATTATCATCAGTATTTGACCAGATGCGTTCGCCAACCATCTTGCCGTAGAAATCAACTTTATTGCCATCTTTATTGTAAATTTCAGCCGCATTTGCTGCGCCAGCAACTAATAACGCCGGGACCAGCATTGCCAGAACTTTTCTTTTCATTATGTATTCCCTTGTGATTATAATCTTCATGAATATATCAATAAGTGCCGTTATCCAAAAAAAAGCACATTTGGATACTATTCTATGAAGTTCATTTTATTTTAAGTGTTACATGCAACAAATGTATTTAAAAGATTTCAAAATGTTTCTAATCTATTTAATGTAATTCAGAATTATGAATTCTAAATATAAATATTCATGAAAATTATAAATGCATATCAATATGTTATGAGTTGAGCGGAAACATAGGGGGTATCAATGATTGTTGCGCCAAACGGCTGGTGTGATCAGGCGCACATTAATGAAGGCATAAAAAAAAGCCGGCATCATGCCGGCCCAAAAAATATAAACAAGACGATAAAAGGCTAATAACGGAAGCATCATGACACAGAATAATAAAAAGGTATAATTGTAATCAGTGCTAATATATTGATTAAATGAATTAATAAAGCCGATATCAAAGATAAATAAAATCGCTCAAAACGATTTTTCCTGTATTCACTGCCGTTGCGCAAAATTTATCTATTTGTTCAAAAAATGATTGAGTCTTGACTGGCTCATCCAATGTGGAAAAATGTGACTTTTATCACATAATAGTACTAAGTCTGAATTTTCCGGGTTATCTCAAAATGGAATACGGTTCGACAAAGATGGAAGAGAGACTCTCTCGCAGCCCTGGCGGCAAACTGGCTTTGTGGGCTTTCTATACATGGTGTGGCTATTTCGTCTGGGCAATGGCGCGTTACATCTGGGTGATGAGCCTGATCCCCGATGCCCCCGTGTCGGGATTTGAAAGCGATTTAGGCTCTACCGCGGGAAAGTGGTTAGGGGCACTGGTCGGATTTTTATTTATGGCTCTGGTCGGGGCATTGTTAGGCAGCATTGCCTGGTACACCCGACCTCGTCCCGCACGTAGCAGACGCTATGAATAAAAACTGCTAAGGTGGCGACTCTTTGGCAACGGAGCGCGTATGGACTTACAACACTGGCAGGCACAGTTCGAAAACTGGTTGAAAAACCATCATCAGCACCAGGACGCGGCCCATGACGTGTGTCATTTTCGCCGCGTCTGGGCTACGGCACAGAAGCTGGCGGCAGATGACGATGTCGATATGCTGGTGATTTTAACCGCCTGTTATTTTCACGATATTGTGAGCCTGGCGAAAAATCATCCGCAAAGGCAGCGTTCTTCAATCCTGGCGGCAGAAGAGACGCGTCGCCTGCTCCGTGAAGAGTTCGAGCAATTTCCGGCGGAGAAAATCGAGGCCGTTTGTCATGTCATTGCCGCTCACAGTTTCAGCGCGCAAATCGCCCCCTTAACAACGGAAGCTAAAATCGTCCAGGATGCGGATCGGCTGGAAGCCCTGGGGGCGATTGGCCTGGCGCGCGTGTTTGCCGTTTCAGGGGCATTGGGCGTGGCGCTGTTTGATGGTGAAGATCCGTTCGCACAGCATCGCCCGCTTGATGATAAACGCTACGCGCTGGATCATTTCCAGACTAAGTTGCTGAAGCTACCGCAAACCATGCAAACCGCAAGAGGCAAGCAGCTGGCGCAGCACAACGCGCATTTTTTAGTCGAGTTTATGGCGAAGCTCAGTGCCGAACTGGCGGGGGAGAATGAAGGTGTCGATCACAAGGTGATAGATGCGTTTTCACCCGCGGGATAAGCGCGTGGCCCTAAATGGCTGTAATTATGTTAACCTGTCGGCCATCTCAGATGGCCGGTTAAATCTATGCAGGAAAATATATCAGTAACCGATTCATACAGCACCGGGAATGCCGCACAGGCAATGCTGGAGAAACTGCTGCAAATTTATGATGTTAAAACGCTGGTGGCGCAGCTTAATGGTGTGGGTGAGAATCACTGGAGCGCGGCAATTTTAAAACGTGCGCTGGCGAATGACTCGGCATGGCACCGTTTAAGTGAGAAAGAGTTCGCCCATCTGCAAACGTTGTTACCCAAACCACCGGCACATCATCCGCATTATGCGTTTCGCTTTATCGATCTATTTGCCGGAATTGGCGGCATCCGTCGCGGTTTTGAATCGATTGGCGGACAATGCGTGTTTACCAGCGAATGGAACAAACATGCGGTACGCACTTATAAAGCCAACCATTATTGCGATCCGGCGACGCATCATTTTAATGAAGATATCCGCGATATCACCCTCAGCCATAAAGAAGGCGTGAGTGATGAGGCGGCGGCGGAACATATTCGTCAACACATTCCTGAACACGATGTTTTACTGGCCGGTTTCCCTTGTCAGCCATTTTCGCTGGCTGGCGTATCGAAAAAGAACTCGCTCGGGCGGGCGCACGGTTTTGCCTGCGATACCCAGGGCACGCTGTTTTTTGATGTGGTACGCATTATCGACGCGCGTCGTCCGGCGATGTTTGTGCTCGAAAACGTCAAAAACCTGAAAAGTCACGACCAGGGTAAAACGTTCCGCATCATCATGCAGACGCTGGACGAACTGGGCTATGACGTGGCTGATGCAGAAGATAACGGGCCGGACGATCCGAAAATCATCGATGGTAAACATTTTCTGCCGCAGCACCGTGAACGCATCGTGCTGGTGGGTTTTCGTCGCGATCTTAATCTGAAAGCCGATTTTACTCTGCGTGATATCAGCGAATGTTTCCCTGCACAGCGAGTGACGCTGGCGCAGCTGTTGGACCCGATGGTCGAGGCGAAATATATCCTGACGCCGGTGCTGTGGAAGTACCTCTATCGATATGCGAAAAAACATCAGGCGCGCGGTAACGGCTTCGGTTATGGAATGGTTTATCCGAACAATCCGCAAAGCGTCACGCGTACGCTGTCTGCGCGTTATTACAAAGATGGCGCGGAAATTTTAATCGATCGCGGCTGGGATATGGCCAAAGGTGAGAAAGACTTTGACGATCCGCTGAATCAGCAACATCGTCCACGTCGGTTAACGCCTCGGGAATGCGCGCGCTTAATGGGTTTTGAAGCGCCGGGAGAAGCGAAATTCCGCATTCCGGTTTCGGACACTCAGGCCTATCGCCAGTTCGGTAACTCGGTGGTCGTGCCGGTCTTTGCCGCGGTGGCAAAACTGCTTGAGCCAAAAATCAAACAGGCGGTGGCGTTGCGTCAGCAAGAGGCACAACATGGCCGACGTTCACGATAAGGCCACTCGCAGCAAAAATATGCGCGCGATTGCCACGCGTGATACGGCGATTGAGAAGCGCCTCGCCAGTCTGTTAACCGGGCAGGGCCTAGCGTTTCGCGTTCAGGACGCCAGTCTGCCCGGAAGCCCGGATTTTGTCGTTGATGAATATCGCTGCGTGATATTTACCCATGGCTGCTTCTGGCATCATCATCACTGCTATCTGTTTAAAGTACCTGCGACTCGAACCGAGTTCTGGCTGGAGAAGATAGGTAAAAATGTTGAACGCGATCGCCGCGATATCAGTCGTTTGCAGGAACTCGGCTGGCGCGTACTGATTGTCTGGGAGTGTGCATTACGTGGGCGCGAGAAGCTGACGGATGAAGCGCTTACCGAGCGTCTGGAAGAGTGGATCTGCGGCGAAGGTGCCAGCGCGCAGATCGACACGCAGGGGATTCATTTACTCGCTTGATGCGTCCTGAATAACTGGCGCAACTACGGGTTTTGCCGGGAAGAGATATTTTCCCAACGTGACCAGTACCACCGCGAAGACAATTACGCCGAGCGCCAGCCATTCAATCTTCGACAGCGTCTCTCCGCCCAGTCCCGTACCCAGCAAGACCGCGACCACCGGGTTAACGTAGGCGTAGCTGGTGGCGAGAGCCGGACTGACATTACGGATTAAATACATATAAGCGTTGATGGCGATAATCGAACCAAACAGCGCCAGATAGCCGACCGCAAGGAAGCCTGAAAGGGAAGGGAGCGCCGTCAGTTTTTCACCTGCAATCATCGACGCGATCATTAACACCACGCCTGCCGCCAGCATCTCAATCGCACCCGCCATCATCCCTACAGGTAAGGTAATGCGCGAGCCATAAACCGAGCCAAACGCCCAGCTAATCGAGCCGATTAAAATCAGAATCGCGCCCCACGGATTGCCGCTTAAATTTCCACCGCTATTGAGCATGATGATTCCGGCAAGCCCAATGGCGATACCCACCCATTCCAATTTGCGCGTTTTAATGCCAAACAGGCGGCTGAAGCACAGGGTAAAGAGGGGCACGGTTGCAACCACAACGGCGGCGATGCCGGAAGGAACATTTTGATGCTCGGCAACCGTCACCATGCCATTACCGACAGCCAGCAATAACAGGCCAATCAGCGCGGCATTGAGCAGCGGACGTAGCGGGGGGAGCTTGTGTCCGCGCAGTAGCAAAAATGCCATCAATAAAATACCGGCTGCCAGGAATCGAACGCCTGCCATCATTAACGGAGGCCAGCTTTCCACGCCAATCCGAATGACAAAATAGGTTGAGCCCCAAATGATATACAACGCAAACAGCGCGCCAAAAAGCGGTAACAACTGGCGGAAACGCATAATCCCTCACGGTGGAAATAAAAAGGTGGTTCATAGTAAACGTGAAAATCATTCTGCTGGCGAGAGATATAATTGCACTTAATTGTTAAAAAAATGTTGACCTGTGAAGCAAGTATCAGAGCTGCCGTTTGGTAATGACTCCAACTTACTGATAGTGTTTTATGTTCAGATAATGCCCGATGACCTTGTCATGCAGCTCCACCGATTTTGAGAACGACAGTGACTTCCGTCCCAGCCTTGCCAGATGTTGTCTCAGATTCAGATTATGTCGCTCAATGCGCTGAGTGTAACGCTTGCTGATAACGTGCAGCTTTCCCTTCAGGCGTGATTCATACAGCGGCCAGCCATCCGTCATCCATACCACGACCTCAAAGGCCGACAGCAGGCTCAGAAGACGCTCCAGTGTGGCCAGAGTGCGTTCACCGAAGACGTGCGCCACAACCGTCCTCCGTATCCTGTCATACGCGTAAAACAGCCAGCCTGACGTGATTTAGCACCGACGTAGCCCCACTGTTCGTCCATTTCAGCGCAGACAATCACATCACTGCCCGGTTGTATGCGCGAGGTTACCGACTGCGGCCTGAGTTTTTTAAGTGACGTAAAACCGTGTTGAGGCCAACGCCCATAATGCGTGCACTGGCGCGACATCCGACGCCATTCATGGCCATATCAATGATTTTCTGGTGCGTACCGGGCTGAGAGGCGGTGTAAGTGAACTGTAGTTGCCATGTTTTACGGCAATGAGAGCAGAGATAGCGCTGATGTCCGGCAGTGCTTTTGCCGTTACGCACCACGCCTTCAGTAGCGGAGCAGGAAGGACATCTGATGGAAATGGAAGCCACGCAAGCACCTTAAAATCACCATCATACACTAAATCAGTAAGTTGGCAGCATTACCAGGAATTTAAAGCCCTTACCGGACGGAAACAGCACCTTAAACGCATACAACGCGTCATTGTCATAGGCATCACGCAGGGCGTTCTGGGCCTGATTCAGATAAAAATTACCCGACATGGAAATCTCAGACGACGCCCCCAGACCGTTGATGTTCTCCTGCTCTGTGGAGCAGAGCGTGGTCACATCAATATCCTGTTTCTGACCGGCGGTGAACTGGACTTCCTTGATGGTGCAGTCCAGGCGCAGATATTCCGCCTTATCCATAGTTTCAGCAGTCGCCGGGGCAGATGAAATCATCACCTGCGTCAGCTGTGAGCGTTCATACAAAGCAGACATTCTGCCTCCTGATAATAAAAAACCCGCACGCGGCGGGGTATGGTTTTGTAGAAAAAAAGAAAAAGTCACACCGTGACCTGAAACTCCAGGGTTGCACGGTAACAGCGGTTTTCCGGAATATAGTCCTGCATTTCACTGACGGATCCCGGGGCCAGCAGCATTATGGCTTCACGGGCGTCCTGACGTATCTGACGCGCCTGCGTCACAGTCCCGGCATAAACGTCTATCTGCACCGACACTGAGGACTCCGCCTGCCCGCCCATCACGTCCGCTGACACCGATGAAATCAGGCTGAAAACCACCCACGGAAGCGCCACCGACGGCCTGCCATCCAGCAGGGGGGCCACATACGGGTACACCTGCCCGTCGGCAAGATGCGCCAGATGAGGATACAAATCCGCCTCCGTCATCGTCTCAGTACCTCATCAATGGCCCGGTTCATCCGCGCAATCGCCACCTGAGCTGCCTGTTCACTGCGCACATCAAACGCCGGGCGCACAAACGGGTGCGGTGGCATATTCACGGTCCCCATTTCCACAAACCGCCAGTAGAAAGCATTGCGCGGGTTATCCGCCTTCATGGTGTTATCGCTGTTACCGGTGTCCGGATTAACACCACGGATATGGACACCGGATTCCATCCCGCCATCGCGGGAGCGCCGGGAAAGGATCACCACATTGCGGCGCAGTTTTCCCCTGCGTACCGGTGTCCGTGACACCACTTCTTCTTTCAGCACATTCGCACCCGCACGGGTTGCCTCACGCAGCACCCGGTTATTTTCCGCACCACTCAGAAGCTGCAAATCGCGGCTGATGTCCTCCAGCCCCGAAAAATCCAGCAGGATTTCGATCATTTTTCCCCTCCCAGCCGACAGAGAATTTCCAGACGCCCGCCGGTCGCATCCGGCACGGGCAGCCCGACAACGTTCAGGATCCGGTCACGCCATGGACCACTCAGCACATGAAGTCGTGACGCTGCCGTGATTTCCCGACCGGACTGACCGCGCACCCAGATGCGGATTTCCGCCTGCGCCATTTCCGCACCGGACTGCATCCGCTCCCGGCTGCTCCTGCCTCGGATATCCGCATGAATTTTCCCGCATGACACCCATTCTTCCGTCATTTCTCCGGCAGCGTTACGGGTTAACACCGGGTTCAGAACACTTATCATCTGTGTCAGACGACCTGCAGATATTGCCATTCCCCCTCCTCATAACACCGTCGGACAACGCAAATCGTAAATCAGCACGGAAACAGAAAACGGCAGCTCCCCCTGAAGCAGTTCTTCCCGCTCCGCAAGATCCGGATTCCGGTACAGCATCCCGGTCAGTCGCATGGCAGCCCCCTTCATCCGGGTTAATGCCTCGCCCTGGATCAGTTCACCGTCCTCACGGATCACTTTATCCCGGCTGCCCTGAATGTAGGCCAGCAGCACGGCGGTAGCCTGACGAACCTTGTCCATCAGCATGTCATCATCCGCGTCATGGTCGACACGCAGATGTGCCTTGATCTCTTCCAGTGTCAGTAATGCCGTCATTTTCCGCCTCCTGCATCCCGCCCACGTTTTGCAGCCAGGGTCCAGGCTGATGAATGAGCTTCTCCGGGTTTATCTTCGGTCATACTGTTGCAGTGCCACAGCGAGCCCCCCACGTCACCGTATCGCCGGGGTGGTAGGTTTCACCGGCTCTGAACACACCGCGGTAGAGCATCACCGGCAGGGAAAATGTTTTTTCCGTACGCTGGCCACTGCTCTGCCGGACCACCACAGAGAACAACCGCTCACCCGTCATGCTGACGTCAATATCCGCCACCCCGTCAACCAGGCATTCCCATCCCCGCATCCCGTGCGTTTTTTCATACGCCCGCCAGAGTCCGCCCTGGTGTGTGGCATACGTGCCCCGGGGAAAGGATTTTTGAACGTCAATGGCGGGGAGTATTTCCAGAGCCGTGGCATCACGCCCGGCCTGCGGAGCCGGCAGGGCACTCACCGCATCCAGAACCGCCTTCTGCAGAACATCCGGATCGTAGTCACGACCATCACGCGGAACAGGGATATGGCTTACAGCCTCCGTCACCATCTGTTCAAGCATCGGACGCACATCATCCGGGGTGAGACTTTTACCGTCCGCCGGCTGCGGAATATTTGCGACCGCATCATTCACCGCCTGCTTCAGTACTTCCGGATCGTAGTCACGACCATCACGCGGAACAGGAATATGGCTTACAGCCTCTTTCACCATCTGCTCAAGCATCGGACGCACATCATCGGGGGTGATACTTTTGCCGTCTGCCGGCACCGGTATTTTCGCGACCGCATCATTCACCGCCTGCTTCAGTACTTCCGGATCATAATCGCGACCATCACGCGGTAGCGGAATGGCCCCCACTGCGTCATCCACCATCGCCTGCAGAACAGGGCTAACCTCATCCACCGTCACATGCTTCTGTAACAGAGCGGACAGGGAAGCCAGTTTCTCTTCAAACGCTTGTGCCTGCGCGCTCATCTTCTCCTCAAATGTGCGCTGTAAATCCGCCAGCACCGTGGCGAATTCTTCTCCCAGGGCACGAATAATGGACAGTTCACGTTCATTCATTTTTTCAGAATCCCCCTGAACATCGCTTTCACCGCATCATGCTCTGTTTCACTGATTGCCTTATTACCGTCAGATGCGCCGTCAGGCGGTTGCGCTAAGGCCGTTTTCCCGGTCGACGCGAACGGATCCTCACGGGCATCACGACGGGACAGTGCCTCCAGACTGTAGTTCTGCTGCTGAAGATACAGTGCATCACCGCCGGCCAGGGGCGGCAGGTTCTCCCGTTTACGGGCCTCATTGGGCGTGAGAAGCGTATTTTTCACCGCATCCCCCAGCGTTTTCATGCGCCGCTCACTGTCCATTCTCAGCAGCGTGGTGACATCAAATTCTGTACTCTCGTTTTCCCCCGTTTCCAGCGCCTCATCCAGTAACAGTTCAATGGACTCAATCAGCGTCTGCAGGCACTGGGAATAATACTGCTGCTCCAGCGCCTCCACGTTGTCACTGGAAGGCGGTTGTCCCACGCCAATCTTGTAGGCCGGGACACGGAACACCGAACAGACAATTTCAGCGGTCATCTTCAGTTGTTCCACCGTCTGCGCATCCACCGGTGAAAACGTCGTGGGGTTGTATTTTGCCCCGTTGCTCAGAATGGCCGTTTTCCCCGCCATTTCTGAAAAAATACGTCGAATTTTCCTGAATATGATGCCCCTGCGTGGCGGCCAGCCCGGCGGCATACACCGGCGGCAACCCTATAAGCGGATGAAAAAAACAGTTAAACCGGTCGTGGATCACTTCCCGGGCAGGCACCGTCACCGCCTCAGTGATCCCGCAGTTCCGGTCCGGCGTGATGCGGTAGAACACTTCGCCGTCATCCGCCACCAGTGGTTCAACCCGGCTCCAGTCCAGAATGCGCAGTTCTTTGATCTGCCCCCGGGAGTTACGGATTTTCAGCACCACCGTATTGCCGTGACGCAGTTTGGCGTTCAGCCACAGTTCAAAAAACTGGATGCGGTTCTGCTGGGCGTTGGGACGACGACAGAGGCGGGCAATATCCCCCCGGCGAGTTTCCCTGCGTATCCCCTGCGCATCCGTCTGCATAAGACGCAGCCGCATTTTGGCGATATCCTGGGATATCAGCGAAATGCACGAAAACACCGCATGAAAGGAGAGGACGGCTTCCGGATCGGCTTTCACGCCCTGCTGCCAGGCGCCGGAAAAGGGCTCAGCCACCGCCTGAAACAGGCTGGTCCAGCCCGCCTCTCTTACGTCACGTCCTGATTTCTGGTTTTTTCGGGTTCGCTGTAAAAGGTTCCACATTCGCCATGCTCCGCATCACGTTTCTTTTTCTGACCTGCCGGACGTCGCACCGTGATGTACTCCGCCTTTCCCAGGCGAACCAGCACCTCCGCGCACGGCTGTGCCACATCACGGATATCCCCGGCCCGGGCATCATGCGTGCCCTGCAGATATCGGATCTTTGCCATAACCTGTTACGGGAGGCGCTCGCCTCCCGTCCTCCTTATCAGACTCAGCCGCCGGACGCACTGCCGTAGTTCACACCGGTGATCACCGCCACCGCCGCGGTACGGCGACGACGCCAGTTGATCCAGCGCTCCGCACGGATGGCCACACTGCCTGTCTGGAACATGGAAACCAGCTCCACCGGCGACGGCGTGGTACTGTCGCCGGTCGGCTCAGACTGCATTTCCAGTGATGCCTCGCGGGACATATCCACTGCCACGCCGCCGTCATCCGCCAGATAAATATCCGGGGCATTCACCAGCACCAGCTGGTCACCCACGTACTGGGAGACAATCACCGGCAGCCCCTGGAAGGTCCCCCCCAGCAGGGTCATGTCCGGGTATTCCTTCTGACCCAGCGTATTTTTACGCATGGACAGCGCCAGGGCATTGGTGCTGGACATCAGCCAGACCGCACCGGTGGGCTGCAGGTTTGCTGCCACAAACTGTCCAAACGCCGCCTCTGTATCCGCATCCGGGTTACCGGTTGATGCCTTGCCCTTCACATCATGGGTGATGGACGCCGGGGAGACATCTGCCACTGCGGCTTTTTTCGGGTCCACAAAGTCTGTGTCCAGACGCGCCACCACCGCTTCTGCCAGCGCATTACGGACCAGCGCATCAGCTGCCGGACTGGAAAAACGGATCAGCTCTTCCGTCAGTACCGCAATGGCCGACACCTTCGCATGACTGAAGGTGATGGATTCAAAATCAAACTTCGTCAGGGGTTTTGCCTTACCCTCACCCACCCAGCCGGCAGCACCGCCGGACACCTGGGCGTGCACACGGATATTGAACGGCACCTGACGAAGTGCAGGGATCCCGCCCTGACCAAATCGCCCGATAATGGTCTGCGGACGCAGGTAATCAATAAAGTCCTGTGCGTATTCCTGATATTCAGACAGGCTGCCTGCCCACTGCGGATCCGTGGTGGTCCCCGCGCCCACTGCCGATTTCAGGACATGATGCAGACGACTGTCATCCGGATACTGACGACGGGCCACTTCCAGGGCTTCAGATCGGACGCCTTTAGCCGCAGCCAGCGATTTGGCAAAGCGGGCGAAGCCAATCCCCTTATCCAGTTTCTGCTCCACACGGATCACCGGCGCAGAAGCCACCGCGGCCACATTCCCGTTACCGGCCTGTTTCACCGGCTGCGCCGTGGCGGCCTTACCGGCTTCCAGTTCACGCAGGCGCTTCAGGTGCGCATCCACCTGACGGATTTCCGCTGCGGTGTTGTCGTAATGCTCTTCTTCCTCCACATCCAGCGTGCGCCCTTCCTCTGCGGCTTTGGTCATGACCTCCTCAAGGGAGGCTGCCAGCGCTACACGCTTGTTTTCAAAACTTTTAATCTGTTCGCCAATATTCATTATGGTCTTTTCCTTATGAAAAACGGTTGTTGACTGTGCCGCAGCGCCGGCAGAAGATGCGATTTTCACCACCGGTTTCCGGTTGCCGGACGCGGCAGAAAACGGGCTGTCGTAAGATTTAATGGTCCGGATGGTGCATTCCGCATTCGCGGGCACGGTGACGGCAGACACCTCCATCAGTTCCCAGCGCAGAAAATGCAGTCCGCCTCCGTCCAGAAAGGTGTATTCATGGGGACGGAAGCCCACGGACAGCCCCTGACCAGCCCGGTCTTAATGGCCGCCCAGACCTCATCCAGCCGGGCAGCCAGTTGCGACGGCATATCCGGTACGGGCTTCACCAGTGTTGCCGTGATTTCCAGCCCTTCGCTGACCCGGCGCACCGTACACTGCCCCACCGGGCGGGAATGGTCATGCTGCCAGAGAAACGGGATCGCACTGCCAAACTCCGCGCCCTCCGGCTCCAGGATGTCACCATCCCGATCCGGAGAAGGCGTTGACGCAATCCCGGTGATCACCCATTCATCCTCACTGAAGGATTTCACCGTCAGCAGGGAACAGGCCCGTTTAAGAGTCACATCAGCCTCCTGAAAATAAAAAAACCGCCGGAGCGGTTCGTGATGGTTACAGTGTGAACAGGGTTATATGAAAAAAACCGCATATTCTTTCTTTTTCGGTTCCGGGTTAAGGGACATCAGGGAGACCGCATTGAACAGCGCCATCAGCGGGTCAATTTTTCCCCGTCCACTGGCCTGTTTGGTGATAAGAATGGCGTTACCTTTAGGCTCCACCCGGGCATTGCCGACACACCAGGCCATCAGGGGCTGGTCACCATGCACCAGCACCCCTTCAGCCAGTTTGCGCTCGGTGGTTTTAATGGCCCCGCCCAGTTTCCAGCCCTGGCGTATCCCCACCACAATTCCGTCGGGGATCCCGGCTTCCGCCAGTGAATCCAGAATCTGCCCCACCCCTGACGGGTCAATACCGATATGGTCCAGTAACTCAGCCTCATGAATGCGACGCACATATTCCGCCACTTCCGCCGTGTCATCCCCGACACGCCGGACAATGGTCATATCTCCACAGGCAACAAGATCCTGAAACCGGGACGCCTCGCTCTTCCGTCGGACCACCGCGGTTTCATGCGCCCAGGCATGGCCCCAGCCCAGCCATTCGCGGGTCTCCCGGTCACGCCCAATCACATACATCCCCAGCAGATCATCCAGCCCTCCGCCGTCAATCCCCACCGTCACCACATCAGCACGACGCAGGATATCGTCCAGGTTGATACAACGGCCCTGCTCTTCCCAGAAATCAGCCCCCGCCCAGCGGTCAGAGCGCAGGGCAAGACCAATTTCCACATTGGCGTGTTTTGACATGAACCCCCGGAATGTCTCTTCACCGGCTTCCCGGGCTTTACGGTACTCCCGGTACAGAAAGGCCTCATCCACTGAATAGCCGAGATTCGGAATGACCATGGCGAGGTTTTCCATCAGCAGGTGAGCCCCGCTTTCCACCATTTCAGGAGGGTGTTCAAATATCACCGGCAGAAAGTGCGGATCATTAATTTTGCCGTCGCGCACATCCCGGGCGTACTGCAGTTTTTGTCTGAACACCCCGGCGGGCGGTTCATTCGACTGGGTGGTCGTATACACCACAAACCCTTCCGGGCGGGAGGCAAGCCCGCCGATGGCTTCACGTAACATGTCCTCCGCCTTGTACTGCTTGCCAAACAGCCACAACTCATCAATCAGCGTCCCCACGGACTTGATACCGGACACCGTATTCGGATCGGCTGCCACCACCTTCAGGGTGGTGTCCGTCACCCGGTGGGTGATGGTCCGGATATGTGTCTGCACCTGACAGAGGTCATCCAGATCATCGTCCCGTCGTACCATATCCCTGGCAGGATTGAAGGCGTTGGCTGCCACCTCCACAGTCGGGGCCAGAATCGTGTAACCCGCCGCCTGCCGCCAGTTCAGTAACAGCGCCGTCATCATGATCCCGGCGGCCAGTGTGGACTTGCTGTTTTTTTTGGGTATCAGAATGAACACTTCCTTGATATGGCGGACACCGGTCTGCGCATCGTAGGAGCCAAACAGAGCCGCCACCAGGTCAAACACCCACTGTGCACAGGACTCCCCGAACGTCGGGCTACCCGGTGCATCCACAATCCGCAATTGTTTAAAAATCGCCAGGGCATGTGCGGCCTGGTCCGGATAAATCGGAGCCGGAATAATCGACAGCCCCTTTTTCAGGCGCTCTGCCCAGTCCGGGCAGGCCGTGCTCCATACAGGTATCATCCGTTGCCCTCATTATCGTTATTCACCACCAGTCGTGGTGGTGGTGGTACCGCAAAACGGTTAGCCGCTTTTTTCGCGGCATCACCTTTTGCCGATTTTTTACCGGCATCGCCTTTTTTATGGTGTGTGAACTGCGCCAGTCGCCAGGCCGCATCCAGTGCCAGTTTCGGATCAATGCTGAGGTTTTCCACCAGGATCTGCCCCATAGCTTTCACCGGATCGGGAAGACCATCCTCCATATATTCAATACCATGAGACATCACCGCGGGCGGTGGCATCTCCGGATTGTTTTCGTCCGGCTGTGGTATTGCAGCCGCCTCACGGCGACGGGGTTTATCCTCCTGCTCTGATTTTTTCTGCCGGTAAACAGGAACCTCATCCACCTCCACCGTTTCGCACTGTTTACGGGCTATAAACGCGAGCACCTCCGGATCTTTTGCCAGCTGCGAGCCTTTAACCCTGGCGGTCTTCGCCGAATAACCGGCGGCAATGGCTGACGCTGTTTTGTTTTTCCCGGACATGAGCGCCAGCGCAAATTTTCGTTTTTGCGTTGTCAGCACAGCCTCCTCCCGGGTCCAGAACGCACTCAGCCGGGTATGGTTCAGCCCATTTTTCCCGGCGTCTCATGCCGCAAATGTTAACTGCTGCCTGGTTAACATTTTCTGAAAAAGCCAGTTAACATTTTTTTTCGCACAACAAACTGAATAATAAAGATAAAAACCGCAAAAATACCCGGACAGCCAGTTAACATGTTAACTGGCCTGAAACGGGAATTTTTTCTCTGCGTGAGAGGGGGCGCGGTGTCCAAAGCGATCGTTTTTTACGCCGGATGATACCCCCCGGGGTCGGGTTACAGTCCGATGATGTCGTCCTCTCTGCCACTACCTCCGGACACCTCCGGCAGCGTCGGATCCGGCATATCACTCGCCGCTTCACGAGCAGACTTTTGTCGATGGCATTCGGTACAGAGCGTCCAGAGATTCGTCTCCTCATTACCACCACCGAACTGAAGTGCAATTCGGTGATCGAGTTCACTGTCACAGAGGTCAACCACACGACCACAGAGACGGCACTGCCCGGCGTCCCTGAGCCAGATATGACGCTTGAGGGAAACACGTGCACTGCCACTGACACGACGCTGTTCACCCTTCAGAATATTCACCCGTCGGGTATTCAGTGTTTTGATTCTGCTCTGGAGTGTACGAAGCTCAGCCATGTAAAATCCCCGTCATATGGCAATCAGTAAAGGAAATAAATATGTCATCGAAAAACCGTACCCGCAGAACCACAACCCGCAATATCCGTTTCCCCAATCACATGATTGAACAGATCAACATCGCCCTTGAGCATAAAGGGTCCGGTAACTTTTCAGCGTGGGTTATTGAAGCCTGCAGGAGAAGGCTGGCAACAGATGCAACGCATCTGCGCCCGGCCAGCATGACAAATAACGAGAAATGA